TCTACCTTGACAAACAAGGTCTCCCCGTCAGAGAGGGCGTAAGTCTCGCTAGCAGTATTCAAGATCTGAGCAGAGGTATCGAAATTGAAGCCACGGATCTTCTCTCGAGTAAACCCAAGAGCGGCGAAACCAGTCCCTCCTGTGATCCTAACAGCACTTCCAGATCCATCCAAGTCACTAATCAAGCGAACTTCTCCAGAAGCATCCAATGCAGAGGCATTGCTCAAATCTGCAGTGATGGCACTTGCTACTTCTGCCGCGGTAGCGTTTGTGATGTCTACGAAATCACCGGTCGCGAAGGTCACGGTTTGCATAGCACCTTCGTCCACTTCAACAAGCATTGTTTCACCATCAGCTAGATGGAAAGGTTCTGCATTGAGTGTGTTTTTCGCCGCTTTTGAGGACCATCCTGCCGCAGGCACTGCGATCGAATCGATGGCGTATGTGTTGCCGACAATCGGTGCAACTTCTTCTGACTTCGCTTCTACGTCGACGTTTGCAGAGGTGCCTGCAGAGTTAGTGACAGCAGCTTGCGTCACCCAACGGTCACCAGTCGGACCAATGCTCGCGATGCTGCCGGCTGGAAGCGTCACACCAGCTGCTAGATGCACAGAGAGATCGACGGAACTGGCCAGTGCGTCCAAGCGGATCACACCCGTGATAGCACACACATTGTCAAGGGCCTCACCGCTCGCGGAGTCTGGTTGACGTGCACGATAGACGGACTCAGCAACTTCCCACAACTCGGCTAGTTTGTTCCCGAACACTCCGTTTAGTTGCCCGAGCACATCATCTGGGCCTACGTGTATTGCCGGACCATAGACAGCGTACTCGTCATTTTCGATCTCTTCTAGGAGCGTGTCATAGTCTTTCGCTACGAAACCTTCTTCTGTGACACCAAAGCTCATATTATGTACTCCTTCGAGTAGTCTAGAATACCATCGCCTGCTGTTTCCTTGGCCGTGAAGGATAGGCTCAGTTTCCTTGTGGTTGTATCGAAGTCCAAAAAGAACTCTTCAAGAGAAGCAATCCCAGGAGTATCGAGAATTGCTTTGCGAAAGATGCTTCGTACTAGACCGAGATTTGGATTCTTGATCAAAATGTACTCGTAGTAAGGTAGACCTAGACGCAGGTCCATCGTCCACTCACCCTTGAAGAATTGCAGCCTGATGTCTAGTTGCTGGCGGATCGCGGCCTCACCATCAACGATGGTCAATGCATTATTGGTCACAAGCAAGTCGCCCGTGCTAGGATCCAGCTCTAGATTAGCCATCAGTCTGCCTTTACCTTATCTGCCGCAACGGAATTTACAGCTCCGTGTGTAGTCCCAGCAGCTGTTGTAATGACCCCTGGAGTAGGGCTAGCTCCAATAGTCGCAGTCGTAGTATGAGAACCGGGGGTATTATGAACTGTGATGAAATTGTTGACAGTAGTCTTCAGAGAATCGATCTCGTCAAAAACCTTCTGAGCAAGTGCAATGAAGTCCGCAGCATTCTCACTACCAAGATGGATCTCGCCGCCTGGCTTCAGGTGGATTTGAATACCCCCATCCTTGCCCAGAACCATATTCTTTGTATGAGCATCTGAAAGCGCTAGCTTGTACGGATACAGCCCAGGAATGGCTATGGCGTCAGAAAGGTCATGCATACGAAATTCGTCAGGGTCCGTATCCTCGCCGGTGCCTGATAACCACTTGTCGAGGCTTCGTTCTACGAACACAAGCAACACGAAATCATCCACAGCAAGTGGAAGAGTCAAGAAGAAACTCTGGCTTCGAGGGAATGCGACAGGCACGTCCGGGATGATAGGCAATTCTTCGAGGATCTCCGAACCGTCCTGACACACAACACGACGCTTCAACAGAGGCTTGACGTCCACTTTCTGTTCGTCTGGATAGTACTCCGTGATCTTGGCCGGAAGAGCCGTATGGGTGTCACCTAGAAAGTAGTCAAACGCCTGCCGCAAAACCTCCTCGGGTTCTGGGCTCCTTGATGCGCTCTCTGTTGTCATAGCGGTTTGCACTCCATATCGGCATACCAGTCTTTGCCCCGAGTATCGCCTGTGAACACCGTTTTTTCAATACGAAAGTATCCATCTACTTGTTTGGTCTTGATTTGAACACGCTGACCTGGCAGCAAATCAGGCTGTAGAAGGGCTCGCACAGACAAAACACCATCTTCGCCTGCCTCAGGCGACCCTACTAGACCGCTTCCAGGCGACAACAAAACGGCTCGGTCACCAACAAACTGCGTTGGACCCAAGAAGAGCATGTTTCCGTCTTGCATCGACCATGTGAGACCCATGGATTTGGCTATCTTGTCAACATTCAATTCTGCTTTTCCTGACAAAACAATACCATTCACGAATTCTACCAAATCCCCGCGTAACGAACCATTCGTGATGGTCTCCTCGAGATTGCCAACTCCTATGCCCATGGCTTGCGCGGCTGTGCGCAAAACGTCGCCTATCTTCGCAGGACCCTTTAGCGAGGTGTTGATCCTCGAAGCTTTGTAGGCTGTGGAACTGTCGCCTGATTGAAGCTTAGTGATCCAGTCTTTGCCGTCGTGTTTGTTCTGCGCAAATTCGAGATCCCCACTGAAGATCTGGCTGATATTGTCTCTGTAGCCGGCCTCCAACGACGTGGCTTGATTCTTCTCTTGCAACGCTGTCCTGTTATCCTCTTTCAGATTATACAGTGTGACCTCGGCCTTGTTCGGCTCCTTCTTGCCACTACGGGTCACCTTGAACGTGACCCGCAGAATCGTCGCTACCTCATCAGCCTGCAACCCAAGCTGCTTACGCGTCTGGTCGGACAAACGGGATGCGATCCGGAGACCTCCGACGTTCAGCACCAGATCCCTATCGAAAAGCTGATTACCCAAGGGACTCTACCTCCGCTTCATCCAGGTAATCGAGCAGAGCTTCCGCCCCTAACTCATCCAACAAAGGGGGATTCAAGAGCTCGCCTTGATTCACGGTCACCAAATCACCCGCGGGCCTGTTTTCGGCTACCCACAAGCGGGTTAATACCCATTCGTTCACGATTTTGATCCCTGCACGAAGCATAACATCGTCAGGTGTCAGAATCGTCAGGTACCAAGCCTCATCTCTCGAGTTGAAACGGAACGAAAGCTTATATTCCACGTTGTCTAGTGATATCGTGAATTCATAGTTTGCATCCATTGTGCTAGTTGGTATGCGCGTCACGGCCATCGCTATGCTCCGAAAATACCAGCCAGAATCGATCTAGCTTGGTCTTTGTTTGCCTCGGTTTCCGGTTTCTTGGTCTTCTTACCTTGTTTAGTCTTCTTTCGTCGCTGTTTGGTCTCCGGCTCGGGTGCAGCTACCTGCTCAGTCGTGGCGATCAATATCTCACGCAAGCTGATGGCCATCTCTACAATGCGCGACGTGTCCTTGTCACGGATGGTGGACATACCTGTAATCGCCATGTTCGCGTAATCGCGCAAAGTAGTCGACACCTGCACCAGCTTGCCTGCATCCTTGATTCTTTTGACGAACCCATACGCGTCTTGCGCGCGGTTTCGCGTGTCACCGCCTGGAACTGACGGCTTCGCTCTGACCGAAGCAAGAAACAACACAGGCGTATCAGAGACAATGCCAACAAGCTGCAGCTCCTCGGGCACCCGTTGAATGTGATCCGTCATGTCAGCACCATCCTCAACAGGATGGTCTGTGGTCATGGCATTGCCAATATGGGTCTCGCTTAGAGTAGCGTCGAATTCCAAAACTTGCGTGTTGTCATCCTGGATCGTCAAGGCAACCTTCTGCTTTTTGCCCGTGATGCTGTCGAAAAACGCCATCAGGAACCCTCTGCAATCTGCACATAGGACTGAAGCATCTGTCGATCGCGTCGCTGCATTGCCGCGTCCACTTCCTGGGCAACAAGGGGACCGACTGACTGCGCATCCGGAACACCGCGGGCATCCACCTCCACATTGATATCGGTCTGTGGTTGGTTTACAACAGACGGTGCACCGGTAGCGGCAGCAGCTGCCGCGGCACCAGGAGCTACAACCGACACAGGCGACACACCGACAACATTCGCTGCTGGCTGGACTACCCTTGCAGCTGTTTCGCTTACTTGTTTGATCTCGCCACCAAACTCAATACCAATAAAATCCGCAAGAGCAGACAGACCCTTAGTGACAAAGTTGAACATGGGCTTGAAGAAACTCAAGATGTCATCCACTAGCTCTTTTGCAGTAAAGCGGAGATTGTCCCACAGATTGCTGAAAGCTTGTAGCACGTTGCCAGCAAAGATGTCCGAAAAGAACGTGACAAGAGTGCCTACTGTATTGATCACGTACCCAACAAAAGCCTCAACAGGAGCAGTGAGCATCGTGAACAAAGTAGTCACAGCGTCTGCAATCGCGTCAAACGTTTCCTTCGAAGTACCGAACCAGTAATTGAAAACATTGAAGATCATCTCTTTGACAGCAGCACCCCAAGAACCTAGTTCCTTCGCCAGGTCAATGAATCCCTGCACGATAGTACCAGTGACCGACTCACCACC